TCCAGCCCAGGGTGGCGGGGAAGATGTCTGTGACGAACCTGATGAACACCGGTGAGTTGAAGAACTGGGCCAGCTCCCGGAAGAAGAACCCGAGACTGAGCGCCACGTCGTTGAATCCGTGGGTCAGAATGGGGCGCAGGTTCTTGATCAAATCGGTGATGGGACCGGTGCCCAGGGCACGGAAGAAAGACTCCTGGGTCAGGCTCTTGATGTCCTTGAACAGCTGCTTGGCTGGCAGCAGGGCCAGCACAAACTTCTGGGCAGACGGCTCCAGGCCCTTGACCGCTTCAGCCAGTTCCTTCGTGTTGTTGGCCGAGAACGCCCGCTGTATCGCACCCCCCACCCCCTGGAAGGCGATGAACAGCACCCCGACCTGGATCCCGATAGCGGCGAGCAGGGCAGGGGCAGCGGCCAGTAGGCCGAGCAGCCCGTTGACGGCCTGGACTGCGGCCACAACCAGCGCGATGATCGAACCGATCACCGGTGCCAACAGGGCAATCAGGGGGGACTTTCCGCTGACACTGAACCCGGCACCAATGGCATCGGCGAACGCTTCACCAATGCGACTGAACGGGCCACCAGGGCCGGTCAGTCGGGAGAATCCACGCTCGACCTCTTCCTCGAACATCTTGACGAAGCGACCAGCAGCATCATGCAGTCGCCCGTGACGGTCCAAGGTGTAGCGGAACCCGTCCAGGTGTACGACCTTGCCCCGGATCCCCCGCTCCACGGAGCGGCCGAAATCATCCCCGTGCTTAGAGATCTCCTCGCCGGTGGAGTGGGCCAGATGTTCGCCCCAGTTCTTACCAACCTCATCCAGGATTTTCTCGGCGTCTTTTGAGGAGGCGCGTATCTTGCGTTCAAGCTCTCGCTCGTAAGGATCGGTGTTCGCATGAACATCGATAAACGCTTCGCCCTCGGACCCAAAAGCCACAAGGTCATGCTACGGGAATTACTGGCTAGCCATCAGTGCCGCAAAATCGTCAGTTGACATCGTCATGTCGTCCGGATCTGCACCTGGTGGCGGGGCCTCCAGCTTGGCGTTGAACATTGCCACATCCTTGGCCTCCATCGACTGCAACATGGTTAGGAGAGCAACATCCAGCCATGCTGACAAAGACAGATGCGAGGCGTCTATACCCTTCAGGATCAGCTTGGCCCCGATGACATCCCAGGACGCTCGGGCGCTACCGATCAGGCGCAGGGCAATATGCCATGGGCGCCCGGCCGCGTGGGAGATGATGTCCAGTACCAGTTCGGCGTAGTCGTCGAACGACAACTGCTCGGAATACAGGGCTTCATCCACCATTGCGCCCACATTCGGGGCCAGGGTGACCAGCACGTCATCTAGGCTGAAGTTGTCGGACATCAGTACACCAAGCCAGGCAGACGCGGGCTCTGCCTGGATCTGGGCGACCTTGCCGGCAACCTGTACGTCGATCGGCCAGGGTTGCAAAGACCAGATCGGGTCAGTAACGACCCGAGGGACCCGGATCTTTGCCGACTCCTGGCTGGCCGAAGGGTTAAACGGGCGTCTTGCGGGGCCGGCCACGGCGTACCGTCGCCTTCTTGGGCTCCTCGTCGTTACTGAAGACGGTGATGACGCCCATCAGGTCGGACAGTTCCAGGTCCCCTCGGACATTGAGGTCCGTCAGGTATTCCTTGTCCTCGTCCTGGACGATGGCCGACTCCAGCACGTCCATCATCCGCGTGGTGGCCAGTAGCTTCCGGGTGGTCTCCACGTCTTCTCGCTGCATCAACTGTGCCTCGCGCAGCAACATCAGCATCTGAACGTCTTTTAACTGGCGCACCACGATCTGGCGCCCTTTGATTTCCAGAAGACGGGTTTCACGCCCCGGGTCGGCTGTCATGGACTGAGCCTACCGTTCGTAGATGACGTAACGCATGTTGTTGATCCGGGCGATTTCAGCTAGCGAGTTGGTCAGGTAATGCTTCCCAGGCTGCCCTGGGTGATTAACCGCTGCGAGCAGCACCACGCGCCCCACCTTGCGCCAGTAGAACTTGAGCAGATAAGGGGGCAGGTGCGGGTAGATCGGATGGGCCTTAGCGCCGCTCTGTACCGAGGCTGCATACACCAACTTGCTACCTACCCGGCCCCGCACACCGTTGGGGACTTCGTGTACCTCGGCGTTAATGCTGCGGGCCAACCTTCCGGTGGTGTATGGCCCTGTCGCTACTGTCACCCGGGCTCGGAACTGGATTTCCCGGGTGACCTTACGAATCAGTTCCCGGGCCGCTTTGTGACTGTGTACCCGGGCCTGCAGGTGATGGATCCGGACGCGGGCCATCAGCAGTCACAGTTGGGGAACTGCACCGCCACGGTGGCGTAGCGCTCGACACACCCCCCCAACGGGGTGCTCTGGACCTGTCGTTCCATGACGATCGACATTCCCAGCATGGCGTCTTCCTCGTTGACGACCCAGTTGCGGAAGCAACATTGAGCCGCCCGCAAGGACCGGGCATCCCACATGTTCTGGATTGCCGCGTCGTTCCATTCTTCGTCGGTGGGTGGGAAGTTCACGTCTCCGGTGGGGGCGCAGCGGATGATCCCCATCCGGAACTGGATCCCCCACCCTGGCGGGGAGCAGGTGGTGTTGGCCTGGCGCACGATGTCCTGCTCCGGGAATGACTGCGACGAGGGCCAGGAATCTCCCAGAGCAACGTAGGCGATACCTTCGCAGCAGTAGTCGACGAAGGCGCCCGCATCGTGGGCGATCTCCACCCCTACCCGGTAACCGATGTGTTGAGGAGTCCCAGGACTACCGGAGACGGCTTGCGACAGACAGCTCAGCAGCGCTTGAGCCATCATCGGCACGAACGGATCCTGGGGACTGGTCATGGGTACGTTGTGGTCCGGGTTACCGGCATGTCTGGTGAGGCGATACGGATCGGTGACCGCAGACCATAGGGGTTATAGGCGGCGATGACAGAGTCCACCGATTGTACCCCGGTCAGGCCCCGTTTGAGCAGGTCGTCGATGTTGACCATGGAGATCGAGACACCCTGACGAGTGATTGACTGGACCCGCTGCGGGAGAGCGCACGGTTGACCCATGCAGCTTTTGGCCCACTCGCACGCAAGCTCACCCGCAGCCCTGGATAGGACCGAGGGCACCGGTATCCCCTGCTGATACGTAACGAAGAAGGTGCCTGTACCAGAATCAACGTTGTAGTCCTGGCACTCGGGCCAACAGTCGCCGTCCGTACGTACCAGGAACTTCCCGTCATCTACTCTCCAGGCGTCAACCGGAACGATCACTCCATCTTGGGTAATGCCAGTGGCGGGGATGGAGTAGACCGGTCCGTTCAGCATCACCTGGCAACGTGGCTCACAGGAGCAGCATCCGTTGTCGCAGCCACACCAGCAGTTACGCCACACCCCGTTGAAGATGTACGGCAGCCAGGTGCCATCGGACCAGAAGTAGCCGGAGATCCCCCGGGTGTTGCACAGGCGTCCGCAGGGGCGCACGGTCCGTTCACACAGCCCGAACCGGCGACCGGTGGCCGCCCATACCGTAAACGCGCCATATTCGGCGGCAGCTGTTTGCAGATCGGTGCTGAGAGTGGCCCAGAATTCAGAGCAGCAGTCGGTGGTAACTTCCCAACTACAGGGCAAGGAGGGGGCCGGGGTAGTGAAAACTTCCACGGCCCCCTCCTTTGATAACCCGAACCAAGGGCATGCCCTGCCAGCTTACGGTGTCAGATCAGCCAGGGTCTGGCAGCCACAGGCTGGGGTTGGTGGCGCTAGTCGGGTCTGGAAGAACCGACGATGTTCGGTGGAACGTATCGCTGTAAGTAGTGGAATCTGTGTGGTGGACCCGACCGGGTTGTCGGAGTAGTCCACCATGTATGGACCCAGACCCCATGGCGAGTTGTTGGAGGTTCGGCCGGCGATGACCAGGTCCGCGGTGTCGTTCTGGAACGTCATCGACTGGATAGTCGCCTGAGTGATCCAGGGCAGGATTCCGTAGCCGTACTCCACCCCACCGGTACACGGGGTCGAGGTGTTGGCCAGCCGGGTCCAGGTCTCCAGGGCAAAGTTGGCGTTACTCGCTGCCCCTTCATCGGTGGACCAGCCGGTGGCGTTGGGGACAGTGGCGTCGTCGTACACCCGCTGCTCGGCGGTGGCAATCGCCACCAGGTCCGGGTCCACGTTGCACATCGTCAAGGTGACGTTGTACCACTTGAAGATCGGGGGATTGGTCACGGTCACGCAGAAGCTGCCGTCACCGTTCTTCTTGAAGAAGTCCTGGCGCTCCTCGTACTCCGGTTCCATCTCCACCGAGATCACACCGGAGGAGACGACAGTGGAGCACCCGGTCTGGGGTACGCCACAGGAGTTCAGTAGCGTCGCCCGGATCCGGGGGACCTTCCAGATCGTGTAGCACTGGGTCGTCATTACGTTCCCCCTCCGGCGGTGGTGCAGGTGCGGGTGACCTGTACTGCCCAGACGCCACATTCGACAGCGACCGCATAGGAGCGCTCGGCCACCAGGGACAGCTGATTGGTGCTCTTGTTCAGAACCTCACCGGCGGGCGGGACGAAGATCTCCGGGTCCTGCCACACCAGCACCCGGCCGGAGGCGTACATCCATTCGGTGGAAGCATCCGCCGCCTGACCGGTGGGACCAGACCCGTCATACCCGCGTCCGAACACCAGAGGGGTGCGGATAACAGTGGACAGGGCTCGACCGTTGAGGTTCTGGTAATGGATCAAGTAGTTGTTGGTCAGATGAGCGGACATCCCCGGCCGGGCGTGGATCATTCCACCGGGTACGTCGTTATCGGCCAGTGCCTGTTCCAGAAGCTCGATGGCCTCTACCGGACATCCGGCGCTACCCAGGTTGGTGGCGTTACGGAACAGGCCCTGGATCGTGCCCAGGGTGCCGCTGGAGCCCGACCACAGCCGCTGCTCGACCGCCGTCTGCTCCCGCAGCATCATGCGGGTACGCACCCGCTGGGCCGCCTCCTCGAACGAGAAGCCGAGCACCCCGCAGGTGTAGGAGGTCAGGACCACGAACGGTGCACCAGAAACCGAGGCTTCGACCGTGTCGAAGGTCTTGGTACCGGTGATCGGTGGGCAGTCCATCGCCACCAGGTAGTAGTTGTCCTCGCATACGTCCGGGACGTACTGGACCCCACCACCCGCAGCTTCGGGGCGGGGGAACGGCATCGGACCCAGGGCCACATCGAACAGGCCGTACGGGCGCTGCGGTGGGGCCGGTGGGGCGATGTAGACCGGGGGTACTAGTGCCACCCGAGTCCTCCTTCCGGTGGGGTGGCAGGGGGCCGGTTACCCGGCCCCCTCATCCACTGGATTAGGAGGGGCAGGTGATGGTCTGCTGGTTACCGGTACGGCCGCTCGGGCAGATCGGAACCGTGTAGACCCGAGACACCGGGCACATGCGCAGCATCGCCCAGCCGGTCTCCGTGAACAGGTGCGTGACCTGGTTGGTGGCCAGCTTGGTCGAGTCGTACACCGAGTTCAGGGTGATGACATCCGACACCGCCCGCACCCAGGTACCGGCCGGGTAGACCAGGAACTGAAGCGAAGTCGGCAGGTTGTTGATCGGAGTGTCCGCACCCGGGGAGCCGGAGGCTGCACCGGTGGCGAAAGCGTCCTGCCAGTCGTAGACGTACTGGACCCGGGCGCCCCGGCAGGAGAACGCGGCACTGATGGCCGAGTCCGCCAGGCACAGCATGTCGGCGTAGTTGCCGCCATTACGACGGATCCAGTCGGCCCGCATCTGGGCCAGAATCCAGAATGGCATCACCACTTCCAGCGTGGCACTGCGCTGCATCCGCAGGCGGTACTTGATGTCCACAATGGCCATCTCCACCGCTGAGAGCACCTGCGACACGGTGGTGGTGTCCGACGCCCACGGCTGGGCGGCGCTCAGGTTCACCGCTGTGGAGCCGGAGACCACGTCCGCGATCTGCTCCCGGTTGATCTGGTGAGCTGAGGCAGCCAGAGCGCCACGTACGAAGGTGGCGGTGAACTCCGGGTAGCCCCGGTTGGCCAGGATGTTGCCGGTCAGGCACAAACCGGTCACGCCCAGGCGGGTGTCCACGAAGTCAGGGCAGGGGATCTCCAGACAGGTCTTCGTAGTCCCCGCCGCCACCTGGGCCTCGGTCAGGTCGAAGAAGCCGGTACCCGAGCCGAAGATCGAGTCGAACTCGATACCGGTGTTGTGCCGGATACCACCACGACGGGCCTGCACCTCAGGGGCGTCGTACATGCCGTCGGTGGTGATCTGAAGACAGATGTCGTAGTCGGTCTCCGACGGGGCACACCAGCCCTGGGCCGCCACCAGAGCGTCCCGCTCCGGGTGCTGGGCCTGAATCTCCTTGAACCGGGCTTCCACCGAGCGGAGCAGAGAGCCACCCGGCAGCCGGGTCTCATCCGAGACCGCCAGCAGCTTGGCGTAGTCACTTTCGTCGCCGTTAACCGAGAACTCAGCCGGGTACTCACGACGCATCACGGCGACCGGGTAGTGCACCGGGCCGGCCAAGTTCGGGGCACGGGAGCCGGAGAAGCCGGCCGAACGGGCCTCGAACGCCTTGGCTACATCGAGCAGGGTGGGGAATTCCTGGCCTGACTCGAAGTTGGGTACACCGGCCGCCGCGACCAGAGACGAGTAGCGCGGGCGGGTGTCCTGGTGTGGCTCAGATGGGGTAGTAGGACCCTGCGACACGATGTCGGCCAAGGTCACGTTGATGACGTTGGGGGTACCCGACGCGGTGACCGCAGCCGGCTCCTCCACCTCAGTTTCGGGCTCGTCCTCTTCCTCGACGGGCTCGGTACCCAGGGCGGCAAACGCGGCCTTACGCCGCTTGCGTCCGTCCACCTCAGCCGGCACCGTGTCCCGGATGAACTCCTGTAGCGCCTGGGCGTCTTCGAGTTCCTCATCGGTGATGGTGTCGGGGGTGGCCGTGGTCATGATGGTGGTGAACTCGGCCTCGGCCTTGCGCCGCATGTCTTCGATCGCCGTGAAGGTGAACGGCGACAAGTCTTCAGGGATCTGGAACTGCATTGTGGGCCAGCCTCTCGGAAGCCGTGGTTATTAGGCTCCCGGCGCGGCTCACAGCTCAGCCACCGGTGGGTGGGTCAGATCCCGATACGGCTCACAGCACAGCTATCGCGATCAAGGACACTATAGCTATCGGCGACTGTATGTGCCACCACCGGCCATGGTGATGGCAATCTTTGCGTCATGTTCGGTTTCTACGATCCGGATCTCCCCGTTGGGCAGGCGCACCTCGAACGAAGAACCGTTGGCGGTCTGTTCCGCCGTCTTTCCACAGTTACACATGATCACTCCTCATCATTCTCGTCAGGGATATCAGCATAGTGAGCGACCAGAGCCTGGATGAGGGACGACTTGGTGTTCACTCGCCCAGGGATCCCCAGGGAATCTGCCCACTTCCGCAGATCCTCCAGCGACAGGTCTGATACCAGGTTGCCTACCTGCCTGGCCCCATTTTGCCCCGGTGGCAGATCTTCCACCTGATCCTTAATGCTCTGCCAACCTGTGGAGCTAAGTGACTCCGTCGGATTAATGTGCCGGTCCACCAGGCCCTTGATGATCGACTCCTTGGAGCGGCCGGTGACTCCATGCTGGCGCCCTAGTTCCCGAAGTTCCGGCATCGTTAGCGAGGACAAGGCCTCGCGGGCCTGCTGGTCGGACTTGGCTGCCTGCAACCGGTCCAGGGCTGTTTGCAGGATTCGGTTCTCAGCCGAGTCGGCTCGGGCCTCGGCGGCCTTGACCTGCGGCGCCACCCTCTTGGCCGGGGCAGCCTTCTTAACTGGAGGGCGACGGGTCGCCTGGAGGCGCTTGCCTAGTTCAGACAGGGCATCTGCCTCGGCGTACATCTTGTTCTTAATGCGTTCGTTCTCCTCTCTGGCCGCAACCCGGGAGGCAACGATTTCGGGAGGCATGCCCGCGTCTGACTCCGCCCTCCAACCGCCATAGGTAATGGCGGCCGTGCTGCGGTGTCTATCAGCCATCCCCTGTAGCCAACGACCGATCGCGGCTGGAGTTGCGTTCTTCGGCAATCCCCCAACTGCCTCACCGTCCAATGCCCGCTGAACATCACCCAGGTAGCTATGGTCCCCAGTACGGTCCCAATCTTCGATGCCTAGACCCTCGGCCAGGACCCGGGCATCGAGCTTTCCTCGCTCCTTGGGAAGGTCCGGTGGTGCCGCCTTCTTAGCTGCCTTAGCGGCCTTGGCTGCACGCCGCTCCAGCTCCTGGCCAGCGACCTGTCGAGCAATGTCCTGGATCACTTCATCTGCAGTGTCACCCTGTGGCCGGTTCAGGCCCTGGCGCACCGCCTCGTCCTTAAGATCGTCTGGAGTGGCCTTGGCGATCGCGTCATGAACCTCGGTCGGCAGCTCCAGCTTCAGCAGTTCCTTGCGGGTGACCGGAGCCTCTGCCTTGAAGTGGTCCCGCATGAAGCCGGACGCCTTCTCCTGGGCCTCGATACCAGATTCCAGATCTTCGGCCTGCTGAATCAATTTACGACGCTCACTGGCCGGGAGGTCGCCACGCAGGGTGGCGTCAATGTCGGCCAGCTCCTCCTTGTTCAGGGAGATGTCCGTCTCCAGACGCCGGACACCCTCCTCCGGAGTTATCTTTCCGGTCGAGACATCGTCACGGATCTCGGTCAAGGTACGGCCAGCCGAGCCCTTGGCCTGGATGTCAGCCGCAGACCAGGCTTCCTTGAAGTCACCCCTACGTTCCGGAGTGGACACCGGCACCTGGGCCCTGGGACCAGGGACCGAACCAGCCGGCACCCGCTTAAGGGCCGCTGCGCCGGCCGGAGTCTCCGGTAGTTCCGGACGCACTCCCCTGAAGCCCCGAATGGCGATGGAATCCAGCCTCCGGCCAACTGTTCCTTCGACAATCTCGTTACGCAGCTTCTCCCGACTAAGGCCACCTGCCCCAGGAATACTCAGGGTCTTAGCCATGCCCAATAGCTGGGGTCGAGTAAGCCCCGACAACATCTGATGCGCTTCCTCGCGACTGGGTGGATTGTCAAAGGAAGAGATTCGGTCCAAGATGTCGGTCGTGGACGTGGGTGCAGGAGCCTCCGGGGCAGCCTCCTGGACCAGTGGCCGGGACAGGGCAACATCCTCGCCCCCACGGCGCAGGGTGTAGCCGCGACGGACCACTTCAACCCTGGCTCCGGCAGGGACCTTTGATCCGGGTAGCGGCTGATGCTTCTTCCGGTCGAATGTGAGGACCTCGCCTGCCTTCCCCACCGGTGTCAGTCCAGCGGCAGCGGCAACCTCATCGGCCACCTGTGCCAAGCGAGCTGGGTTATCCGCTTCGGCCAGCCACCGGTCCCGGGTCTCGTTCGGGATCCCAAGGCGCTTGGCGGTGTTGGTGATGGTCCGCCGGATCGAGTCCGTATCGGCGCCGTTGTTGAGGATCTCGTCGATCTCAGAGGCGGCATCGGCCACCTTGCGGGCGCTATCGATCTCTCGCTGACGACCTCCGGTAGCAACCTCGGCACTCGGCACCTCTGGTACAGCCTTCTTGGCGGGGGCTGTCGGAGTGGCCCGGTGTTCCTGGATCGCCTTGACGATGTCGGCCTTGAGCATCTTCGACTTGAGCGTTACCCCCTCACCCGAGGCAATCTTGCGCAGCTCAGGGACAGTGTTCTTCTCCAGGGGGCGCTCTTGCCCGATGGGGCTTATGCCCCCCTTCAGCTTGGCCGCGTTAATGTATTCACGACGGCCACTGTCCCAGTCTACGTAGGTTCGACGGTCACGACCCACCGTCCCCTGGATCTTCTCTCCATTGGTGTCAGTCCACTCGACCCGATCCCCGACCTGGACCTTAGAGTTCTTCGGCATTGGAGTTTGAGCCGGAGCTTCGGGGGCAACCGTCTTTTTGCCTGGAACCTTCTTACCTGGAGCCTTGGACAATGGTCGCGGAGATGGATCATCGAACAGTATGGCGTGCTGGTCTTCCCCACCAACCTGTACCGCTGCAGCACGGTCGCGGTCCGTCAATGCCTTCCGATTCGCTATCGGAATCAGTCGAACTACGTTCCCGCGCTTCGAGTCATAGGCGTCGCCAAAACCAATGATCCCGGCCAGCGCCTGGTCCTGCTCTGCACGCGTCAGGTCACGCAACTGGGGGTGCTCGCGTAGGTCCGCCAGCCCTACCCATTCGCCAGGCTTACGCAAGTCGCGGTAGGCGGCCCGGACTCGGTTGTCCAGCTGTACTGCACGAACGTTAAGTTCAGTGGAAAGTTCAGCTTCCGGCGCCGCCTTTACCGGTGTCGTCTCCTTGACCGCCTTAGCCGGCGTCTCCTTGGCTGGTGCTCGGGTGTACTTGTCGGTCTTGGTGACCGACTGGGAGATGAGAAGGTCCTCAGCCAACTTCTCGTACATATCGGCAGCCTGGTTACGGGCACCCTGTTGCCCACGGGAACCTTCCTGCCCAGGGGAGCGAAGACGCTTGGCCTCTTTGACCGCCTCCTGTCGGGCCCGAGTCGGGGTCCACGTTCCGTCGTCAAGATTCTTGATGATCTGCCGACGGGTGCGGTCATGGTCCTGGAACGTGGACGGCGCTGCCCTGGCAGCATCCAGGGCGGTCTGACGCCGCGCTTCACCGACCCGCATCGCCTTGGCTGGTGCCGGTGTGGACGGGGCAGCCTTGGCGACCGGGGCCTTGGCAGCTGGTGCCTTGACCGCCTTCTTGGCTGGCGTCATCTGGTCCACAAGGGACTGGAGCCGCTTATGTTCATCCAGGTCCGGATTGAACCGCCCCTCGGCCTTGAGGGTGGCCACACGGTCCTTCACAGCTTGACGCTGGTCAGGAGTAAGCCCGGCAGCCTTGGTGCCGCCCTCCGACGACACTGCCTTCTTGGCCCGGGTGGCAGCCTTCTTGACTGGTGTCGGTGCGGCCGGGGCGGCTGGTTCGACCCTCGGGATCCCGTACTGTTCCCGGATCAGGTCAGCCAGCTTCTCCTGGGCGCTGATGTCGCCTTCCAGTTGGTTGTCAACGCGCCCGTTACGCAGGTTGCCGTCCAGCTCCTCCTTGTTGACACGGATATCGGTTTCCAGCTCCCGTAGAGCATCACCCGGGTCCTTACGACCGGAGGCGATGCCGAGGTAAGCCTCGTTCCATTCCCGGCGACGCGAACCAACCGAGGGGGCTGGAAGCCGTGCGTCCCGCACGGCAGTGCGGAACTGGTCGGGAGTCGGTACGCCGGGGGTTGGGACCGGCTCAGCTGGTGCAGCCGGTGCCGGAGCCTGACTTGGGGCAGAGATTGGTTCGTTTCGGGGCTCCACACCCTGTGGCAACTGTTCTGAGGTTTGGGGGACAGGCTCAACCGGCTCCAGGCGCCGGTCTCTAAGGTCAGCGCCGGGGGTACCCATCCGTTCGGCGTTGAGTCGTTCCTCATCCAGCTTCTGCTGCGCCTGCTGGGCAACCTGGGCTCGCTTGTCGGCGGCTTCAATCTCCCGCATCTCAGAAGGCGGATGGGCGTATCCAAGTCCCCGCTCGGCTATCCGAGCCTCGCGCTGAGCCGGGGTCAGTTCCACTCCCCGAGGACTGGGGCTTACCGGCGTCGGAGTCTCACCCTTGGTGCGAGGTGTGGCTACCGCCAGCACGTAGTAGCCGCCGGCTCCGTCCGGTTGCACCTTGGTGATACGTAGTTCCTGATCCCGATCCAGGAAGATGCCCCGGTCGTCCCGGTTGCGGGCGGGGATGATGACCGAGGTTCCTTTAGGGACAGCCATCCGCATGGTGATCTTGCCGTTGCCCGGCTGCTGGCCACCCAGGATGCCACCGATGTGAGCAGCCCCGTAACCCCGATCGGCGATCAGCTTGCCGGTGAAGTCCTCCAGCCCACCGTCCTCGGCTGCCATCTGCTGGGGGGTCAGTCCGAACGCCTCTGGACCTACGGTGCGGGACAGGATGAGGTCGTCTTTGAGCTGGACCTTGTGCCGGTCCATCATGTCCACGAACTTCTTCGTGGACTCGTCCATGTCACCGGAGCGCAGGTGTTCCTGGGCCTGGTCGTAGTCCATGTGCAGGCGCGTTACATCGTGCCCCTCGAACCGGGTGTGGGGGGCGTTGAACAGATGCTGAGCCGCCTGGGCATCGTTCTGGAACATGCGGGGGCTGAAGCTGTCCAGGAATCCGAGGATCCTCTTGGCCACGCCGGGGGCCATCTTCCACTTCTTACGGAAGCGGCCATGACGGTCTCGCGGATGAAGAAGCTCATCCGCTGTTCCCCAGATGTGCCCGATGCCTGCCACTGACCTACCTCACGGGTACCGGTGGGGCCTGCTGTACTGGAACTGGTGCTGGCTGCACTGGTGCCGGCTGCTGGGCCACTGGCTCCTGAGGAGCTTCCTCCAGGTCCTGATCCGGTTCGGCCACGATGGAGAACCGGGCGTCGGCTTCAGCAGCAACCTGCCAGGCCACTGGGTCATCGGCGGCCATGTCCGTTGCCGACTGACCATCAGTCTGAGGCTGCTGGTTCGGGTCGACGGGTACGCCCGGGGCCTGTGGGGTGACAGGCACTGGTGCTTCCGGAGCAGCGGCGAAGATCATCTGGAACCGGGCGGCTCGCTCCCGCTGGGCGTAGATCTGCTCGTCCTCCATGATGTCCTGGAAGCGCTGCCACCGTTCGTCGATGTCATCGGAGTCGAACTCGACCTTGACCTGCTCCCGGATAGCCTCAACGATCCCGGTCGGGGGAATCGTGAACTCGTACTCTTCCGGAGTGATCGTGCCTGCGGCCACCAGTGCCAGCCTCTCCTCGTTGTCCATGGCGTAGACCGGGAAGGCCGGGAAGTTCACAGCCAGGGCGGCGGTCAGTTCCAGGTTTCCGTCCACGGCCCGCCAGTCACCGGAAAGGGGGGAGCGGCGCAGCTTGGCTGCCTGCTTGGTGGTGGCCTCCGGGACCAGGGCGCCGGCAACCCAGATGCCGAACTCGTCCTCGCCAGCTCGGACGGTGGCTACCTCGTACCCGGTGTCGTCGTAATGGCGTACCACATTGGAGTAGGCCCAGGAGATGGGTGCGTGCCCAGTGTCCATAGTGATCTTGCCGGTCCGGATCAGCTGACCATCCGAGGTCAGTACCGAGCCCAGGTGGAACGGTCGGTAGCCCAGCTTCGAATGCGGAGCCAGAACACACTCGCGCATCGTCACGTCACGGTGACACTCATTCCAGGCGGCCAGGTGACCGAACACCCGACCCTCCTCGGTGACCTGGATCGGGGTCTTGTGATCCAGGTCCGGATTGTCGAACCAGTGGGCCGGGGGAGAGATGGTGGAGTCGAACGTATCCATCGACATTTCATCAGAGCTGTCGGAGACGTTGACCCCGTACTTCTTCAACGCCGCCTTGATCCGCCCCTTGATCTGGGCCAGCTCCTCGGAGGTGTACTTCGCGGCGTTCTTGGCCATGTTGATGTATGACCAGGCGGCCCGGCAATGCTCCTCCGAATCCAGGGGGTAACGCTTCTTGCCGTCCTCCTGGTATCCGGGATCTGCGTACTTGACATCCCCATACGGTTCGTTGGGATTGCTTGCGGCGAAGCTCTCCATAGCTAGTTGCACCCCTTCCTTCGCCGACCTGTCCCACGGCGCCCGGATGTTGTTGTCATTGAATTCTCGCGCCATGACCGGGTAGATGTCGCTGATCACATTACGCAACTGAGCTACATCCTGTTCCGAAACCCCAGGCAGACCCCCATGGGCTCCGGACAATAGGGCAGCCGCCGCATAGATGGCGTGATAGATCAAAGTGAGGCGCCCATTGATGATGTCGCCCACCGGAAGCCGGTACGAAGTGGTTGCCGTCTCCGGCTGGGTCGGGTCACGCCACATGAACGCCCGACGCAGCTTGCCAATGTCCGCACCCTGGGCACTGACCTGAGCCCAGGCGGCGATCCGCTTGACCGCGTCGTCGTTGTCAAACTCTGCATTACGCGGAGCCAGGGGCAGACCCTGCCATCCTCTGGTATTGACGGTGAAGGTGTCATCCGGAATCACGTCCGTGGTGTACTTCTCACCGGAGCAGCCGCAGTCTTCCTCTTCGGCGACAAGCTCCCCCATCATGTCGGGGTCATCATCGGGCCAGTCACCGTCACCCAGGTCCATAAGCCGCATCGCCGCGAAGGCTGGAATGGAGACCAGGGTGACTCCACCGATGGTGTACATGGTCATGTGCTCGAACCCGGTCTCCGGGTTCACTGTGGCGGACACCCGCCCCCCAGGGTCCACGCTGGGGCCGGCCACACCCATCTGCACCAAGTGCCGGGCCTGCTTGACCTGGGGCACGATGTCTTCGCTGAGCCAGTCCCCCCAGGCGTAGGCCCAGTCTTTGCCCTTCTCATCGGGACCGTAGGTGATGCCCAGGATCCGGCCTACGGTAACCGAGCCGTCGTGCCCTGGCCCGGTCTTCTCCCGCCAGGCCAGGGGTAACGGCAGCATCCGATGGGCCAGGGCTCCGTGCTCGAAGATCCGGGTCTTGGTGGGTTCACCAGTGGGGCGTCCGATGGGCGCAATGGGTCCAACCCACAGCTGACCTAGTTGTCCTTGAGAGGCGAGCAGGGTAGCTGCTTGCAGTTCCGCTCGTGAGTCAACTTTTGATTTACGTGGGTAACACATTGAAGCGGTGATCGAATGGGTCCCTGGGTGACCTTTGCCCGGGGGTGCCCCCACCGCCTTCTGGTGCAGGATGTTGCACAAGCCTTCAGGGTTCTCCGGGAAGTGCTTACGGAGCTGTCGCACACAACGGTCGAAGTCATGCGGCATCCGCCACCGGATCTTGGCAGCACCCTTGCCTAGAATCCAGTAGCGCTCAAGCTGGATCGGCATACCTCGGGCCGGGTTCAGATCTATCATCACCGACCCCCTTCGATGATCACTGCGTCACAGCGACAGTTGATGACTTCTTCTGGCGGTCCCATTGGATCACCAGGGAACAGCAAAGGGAAGCCGCCAACCGTGAACGGGGCCCAAAGTTCTACAGTTTGTCTATCGGCAGCGTGATGTGTTGCACGGACCCGTTGATCACGCTCAGTGTCCCAGCGCTTAAGTAGCCGGCGTCCACTAACTCGGCTCTGCTCCAGTCCTGCAGCGACGGTTCCAGCCCCATATGCGCGCGTAGTTTCTGTAACTGCAATAGTTCGCGCGCGGTTTGGCCATCTCTCACTGTTGCTATAGACGAGCATGGCATCGACTCGTTGAGCAACCTGCTCCACACTGTTGCCCATGTTTGTGGCATCAACTATCTCCGCAAAGATCAAGTTGTAGACCTCGTCAGGCAGACGGACTAACAGGTTCTGGGTCTGGGCCAACTGGCTCATGACAAACGCATGACGTGAGACCGGGGGTAGATCCGTGACCTCGCTCCATGCCTGCATCGAGATCTGACCGATCACGGTGAGGATCGTGTCCACCTCAGTATCCCAGGCCCCTTGAACCTGGAACACTCCAGATGGATCCGGGGACAGCTTGTAACGGCGCCAAGGATCCATGACCTTGTCCCGGGCCTTGTCCAGCCAGCGCTTCAAGGCCCCAGATACGACGTTGAACAGGTGACCTTCGTCGCGTTCACGGTTGGGCATCGAGGAACCCCCGGCTACGCAGGGCCTCCCCTAGCATGTTGGCATCATGATCCATGCCACCGGCCAGGGTCATGATGCAGTAGCTTTCCAGGACGTTCTTCAAAGCGTTGGTGTCCACACTCATACCCAGGTTCTCGGTCAGCACCGAGAGGTGATCCCAGGCTCCGCCCAACAGTCGTTGGGCATGGGGCACCCCACTCACCTTGATCTTGGTGTGGAGGAGGTATGGCGGTGTCTCCGGGAACTGACCCCTGGTGCTGGGATCCAGCAGCCGTTTACCGGCCACCTCCAGTGCCCGTAGCGCCGCCGCGTTGGCCACCACGAAGGTGGTGATTGGAGACGGGACCGCCGCAGCCGTCCTAGCCCCAACCGGGGTACTGGCGTTCTGCCCAGGGCCAGCCAGAGCGTTGGACGCGGTGGAGTTCACCGGCATCGGGGGCGGGACCGTCTCCTGGATCCCGGTCGGGGGTACTGGTGGGGGAGCTGGACCGGCCCCGCCCTGCTGCGGGGTGACCACAGTGTCCGCAGGCAAGATGGCCTGGGTGTAACCGGCCACTTCTCGCAGTTTCGGGATCTGGAACAGGTTCGGGTCACGCAACATCAGTTCACGGGTGAATCGTTTGAGATCTTCGGCCGCACTGGGTGCGTCGGACAGCTTGTAGTCACCGGCGATAAGGACCGCCTCGTTGGACACAATGCCCTTCTCTTGCAGGTTCAGGGTGTCCTGCAGCCGCTGCGGGCGTACGACCAGTGGTGCTGTGTCATAGGCGAAGGTGTAGCGGTCGGGGTCCTTCTTCAGCACCTTCAGTGCCGGGGCCAGGTAGGTCATGTTCAGGGCTTCACAGATGCGAGTCATGATCGGCTCGATGTGAACCTTGACGTTCTCTGCCCCTACATGCCAAGCGGACCAGTGATTAGCGTCGCCGGTACCCAGCAAGATTTCTGGCGCCATGTCCATGGCCAATGCGAATCGACGCACAGCCTCCTGGCGCAGATCCAAAGCCTGGCGGCTCAGTTCGCTGGCGAAGTTCACCAACTGGATCTTGCCCAGAGCCTCCAGTGGCATCTCCACAATTGTGGGAACAACACCGGCAGCAGTTCCCTCACCTTGCAGAGAGGCAGACCCGGTGCGCAGCAGACGGGCAGTTAACCCCTCGGCCCCCGTGAGCCGCCCCTCTTCCTCATTGTCGTCGTCGGGGAAGCTGACCTCTTGTGGAATCGGTAGGAGGCCGGCCGAAACAAGCCGGGAGTCGATCTGCGCAAATACGTAGCGTGTAAGACGTTCGATCTCCCACAACATAGGTAGGGCTGCCCGGGTCGGCGAATCGGCCCAGATATTACGGCGTGGATGCGGCGTCCAGACCCGGATGACCAGATCACGATTTGGATCCAGATACTCCTTCGAACCATCTGGATAAATGTAGGCAATGTTCCCCCCCCAGCGTCGCAGCTCCGAACAGGAGACGATGAACCACTTCTCCGGATCATCCGTCTCCTTCCCCCCGCGCCCTACGATATAGAAGTCACCGGCAACCGTCAGGTTGATGCCAGCGAGCCGCAAGGCCTCTGCCTTGGAGCTGGGACCACCGAGAAGGGTGTCGGAGATCGCGGCTACCTTCGGATCGTCAGTCTCCTGCTGGATCCGGCCGTTCTTGTCGACCTCGGCTACGTAGATCCGCACCCGGGAGCATGCCGACCCGACCCAGTTGGCGGCGAACCGCAGTTCCCCCACGATGTCGTACAGACGCCAGGCTTCAGACTGCCATTCGTCGTTGCCGAACCGGTAGGTACGCCAGGACTGACCTTCCAGGTTGATCCTGGCGGCTGAAGCTACCAGGTTGACTGGTGCCTCATGTACCGGCGGGGAGACCACCGGGACCCGTGCTCTGCCGAATCTGGGCACTAGTCACGATCCAGGAGGAGTCCAGCCACCATCGATGCGGCAGGTATAGCGAACAGGCCGATGACCCAGAAGTTGGGCCAGATGGCAGTCACCGGCATTATCGGAATAGCCACCCAGATGCTCGTACACCAAGGGCAATGTGCCAGGTAACTGGGTAGGGAATCTGAACCCCATTTTCTGACAACCCATTGGCGGTAGCCGACCATGAGCTTGTCCTCCACCAGCAGCCGGGTGATTCTGGCTACTGCGAGGAACCCGACCGCCAAGCTCAGGGCTAGCACGCTATTACTCTAAGGCCCCGGATCATGCAATAGGTAGTGCCACGGTTATCCGAGCAGTTTGCCAAGATCATACAGCTCCTGACCCAGCCGGAAGTCGTACTTGGACGGGTCCGAAACCCGCATCCTTCGCTTCTCTCCAGTCATCAGATATCGGCAAGCGTGGACCAGGGCGTCCATCCGGTCCGGAGACTCCCGAGTCGACTCCGGGTCGAACAGAACCATCTGGTTTTCCAGCTCCTCGAACTCCCCGACCATGTGCAGGCGACCCTGTTCGTTCCGCATCGCCACCGGCTCGGCCCGGGTCTTCTTCCCGTGCTTGGAGTCCACACCCTTCATCGGCGGGGTGGTGTTGTGGGGGAACAGGCGCTCCTCGTCCCGAAGCTCCACATAGGCGTCCTGGAGAACTTCCTGCATCCAACGCTTACCAAGGTTCGTTTCGTAGACCATGATGTCGGCCCGGTACTGGGCCAGCGTCCGCCACATGTGAATGGCAGCCTGACGCCCGGTGCCGGGGAAGCTATGGTCGCCCAGGACGTACATCTCATCTTTGGCGTCCCGGGCCACGACAACGATCCCAGTCTCAGCCTCTTCACCGGTCAGGTTCGGGTCCACGCCCACGACGGTGGCCACGATCTCGTCCGGCGGCACCAGGACCCGGTTCCTGACGATGTCCATGCGCTTGAACAGGCCGCCGCCGGACATCTCCAGCATCTTCCCGTACAGCTCCTGCTCGCCCAGGGCGGTACCGGCGTACCTGTTTCTCAGTTCCCGCAGCACATGCACGGACAGGTTGGCGGAGTTGTCGAATGTGGACCCACCCATGATGTGGATCGTGTCGTCATTGCGACTGACCCATTCGATCAGGAGCTTGATCGGCTTCGGGGTGGTGGTGACGAAGGCGCGTGGGTGATCGTCAATCAGGTCCATACGCAACGACGGGAGGATGCCCTCGTACCATGACTCGTATGGCTTGGCCCATTTTGCCAGCTCGTCCAGCCAGGCACCCGAGGCGTTGTATCCACGCCCCACGTCCTCGTCATCCGCTCCCTCGGCATAGACCTTGACCCCGTCCGGGAAAAGGATCATGGGTCGGGGCGATTGCTTGTATCTGTGCGGGATCTTGCGACGATCCAGGACGCTGAGCATCCCCGCCGGACCATCCATACAGATGGTGCGGGTGTCTGCCAGAGTCTCCCCGATCACCAACCATTCGGTCGGGCGCCCGGACCGATCGGTGGGGTGCTTGATGATCTGTTCAGTAAGCCACTCAGATCCTGATCTTGATTTGCCCCAACCACGTCCCGCCAGAGCCAGAGCGATGAGCCAGTTGCCCGGTGGAGGGATCTGCTCAGGTCGGGCGACCCACCACCATTCACCCCGGGCAATGTCCTCTAAGGCCTTGTCGGACAGGCTACTGAGCCACTGCTCCCGTTCTTCGACCGGAAGCAGGGCAACCCGTTGCAGAAGGGACAGACCCACAAACTGATCATAGGTGGAGTTGTTGTCACCCCTCCCCCTGTGTATGTTGACAGTGCGACTCCGGGGTCTGCCTTCTCCCAAAAACTGGACCCGGAGTCGCACCTAACTTGCTACACGTCCGGAGTTACTTCGGTCTCCGGTCCGAACGCGAACGTGAACGTCTCCGCGTCACCGGCGATCACATTGATTGCTTCGGTGCGCTCGAACGCAGCCGCACCGGTCGGGGTGATAGTGGCGGTCAGGATCGCGCTGCCCAGGTTGCCCAGGCCGCCTACTGCGGCAATGGTGCCCGAGCCGTCGCCGTTGTCGGTGAGGTTAATCAGAGCCGGGTTGTCGACGGCAAAGGCAACCGTGCCGTCAAACGTGGTGGCGTTGCCGAATTCATCGCCGGTTGTCAGCGTGAAATCGACCTTCTTGTCGGCGTGAAGATCCATGATGTGATCCGGCTTCCTTTCGGATGTCTTGGCTGAGGTCGTGTTGGGAACACGGTCCGCTGCGGTGCTGTCGCGGGGTGCACCCCAATGGAACACCGTTGTAAACCGGCGGCCCTTGACGATGCGGCGCGTCTGTAAGATCGTGTCGCCTTCGTCAACAATCTGGCCGAGCGGATACAGGTCCCCCAGCGCTGTGGTAGTAGCAGCGTTCACGGGCCTGACTTTACCCGCGCGGCCTTACCTTATTCCTCTAGCCAAGGGTTACCCTGGATAGTATGACCACAGACATGATCGAGTTCATTCGTCTCGGTCGCGAAGTCATTGATGACGGTCGACTGAAGGCGCTTCGGGAGCGACTTGGCTTCTCTGCCAACGTCATGTCCGAACTGTTGCACATCAACCCCATGACCTATCGCAACTGGGAAAAGGGGACCGGAGCCCGCATGCGTCACCTGGCCGCTGAAAAGCTGGGCCGGTTCTACGCTCAGGCCGAGCAGGCGGTACAGGCCGTGGAATCAGACGGTATCGTCCTATCCACCCTGGTGCCTTTTCACCTCGTAGCCGCAGCCGCTGGCATGCCCCACGAAATGCTCCTGGCCAAGTGTCGCAACGGCCAGGTGGATGGCGTAGACCTGGGGATCCTGGGACTGTGGCTGCGTCGCGCGGATCTGGGCAAGCTCGGGGTCGATGACCTGTGACCTGTCCGATCTGCAACACCCGACTGGATCCGGCCGCAGGCACCTCTCATCCGAACTGCGCTCCCTGGGCGGATTCGGACGAAAATTCAGACGCCGTTCTCCTGAAACATGAATTAATGGAAATAATTCTATGGGCCGATAAGGGCAACCCCCGGTCCCGGCAACAGAAGATCGGCCCATCCGAGATCGGCGTGGTGTGCGACCGCCGGGTTGGCTACCGCATAGCGGAGATCCCACCGATCAATGTGGACAGTGACCCCTGGCCCGCGATCGTCGGTACTGCGATCCACAACTGGCTGGATCAGGCGATCCGGTCCTGGGGGGAGGTCAATCAGTCCACCCGCTGGCGTACTGAAACGCCAGTGCAGATGGGTGAGTTCGTGACCGGACGCAGTGACCTTTTCGATACTAAGCGCGGCATTGTGGTCGACCACAAGGGCGCTGGTCGGGAAGTACTACGGGAGGTCCGGGTTGATGGCCCAAAGCCTGAACATAAAGTACAGGTTCAGACTTATGGCCTGGGCTACTCCCGACTCGGCTACCAGGTGAAGAAAGTGGCCCTGGTGTACTACCCCCGGGCAGGCTGGTTACGCGATTCCTACGTCTGGGTGGATGACTACGACCCCGAAGTGGCTTATGCTGCTCTGGATCGCCTGGGGGACATCAGCAGGACCCTTGTCGCTTTGGACGTAATCGGGAACCCACATCGTTGGGAACAGGTCCCGGCTACGCCTAGTAACGCCTGCGGACTGTGCTCTTGGTATAACCCAGGTCGTGACGCAGAGCGCGGGGCGGACAACACCGGCTGCCCTGGCAAGTGACGAGCAGAGACGGGGGCAAGACGAAGTGTCAGCTGACGAATGGGGCGAACTTAACGCCACCGGAGACCGGGTCAATCCGCGAGACATCATCAATCATCTTCTGATCGTGTGGGTGGTGGAGTACGTCCCCCACAGCCCCACCAAGTTCACCCGCCCGGACAAGCCGTCCGATGTGATCGTGGTGGACGTGTGCGACCTGGACACTCCTGACGCAGATGGCTACCAAGGCCTGTTGTCCCGCCGGGTGTGGTGGCGTCAGGCTCGGATCATCTCCATGCTGCGGGACAAGCTGGGCCAACGGATGCTCTGCCGGATGACTCAGGGCACTGCGAGTACCGGCTTCAACGCACCGTTCCAACTAATCAACATGAAAAGCGACCCGGAGGCACGTCAGCGCGGGGAGCAGTGGTTGGCGGCTCATCCGGACTTCGTCATGAGCGCCCCCTCCGGCAAGAGTGGGCCACTGCCCGGGTCCATTGGGGACATCGCCAGCAACACCGTGACCCTGAATCCGACCCCGGTTGCGTCGGACCAGAAGACGATGCTGGAGCGGATGGCCGAGCAGGCGCAACGAGGCGCTGACCGACTTCCCCCACCACCCCCACCACCCCCCGGAATCCCTTTCTAGAGGCCTGTTTCTGATGCCGCCCTGATTCGACCGGGGCGGCATCAGTGTTTTACGGCGAGCCCCTAGCGCACTGTCCACGATGGCGGCATGATGAACGAACCGCACCAGGTCGGGGACATAAAAAACCGATGGCCCCGTAGCGGGGGCCATCGGGCGGAACAAGAGGAGTGACATGAGCCTAGCAGAAGTCGCCAGAACATGGCGCGAAGCCGGCGTGTCGACCATCCCAGTCCTTGCCAATGGCACCAAGCGGCCGGCCGTGCGCTGGGGCGAGTTCATCGCTACCGCACCAACCCTGGAGCAGGTCAACTACTGGTGGGGCAACGGCCAGGAGTACGGGCTGGCGCTGATCTGCGGCAAGGTCTCCGGCAACCTGGAGATGACCGAGTTGGAGGCTCGGGCAGCCGAACCGGACCGACTCACCGACATAGTCCAGGCCATGAGCAGCCCCGAGCTGACCCAGATTTGGGACTTACTGTGTCAGGGCTACATGGAATGGACACCCTCCGGGGGCATCCACTTCCTCTACCGCATCGCAGATCACCCTGTCCCTGGTAACGAGAAGATCGCCCAGGACGCTGGACGCCTGGTCCTGGCCGAGACCCGGGGCGAAGGGGGCTACGTGATCGTGGCCCCGACATCTGGACCAGTGCACGCCACCGGGGAACCCTGGACCTTGGTACATGGCAGCTTCGGCCAGGTGCCCACCATCACCTGGGAGCAGCGCTGCTTGTTCCATCAGGCGTTGCGCTCCGCGTTAGACTGCGCTCAGGTGGCTCTGGTTCCTCCATCCCAAAACCACCTTCCGGCCCCGCTCCCGGTTCAATCCCCCCCGGGTTCCCGGTTGAGCGGGGCCACCCTA